TGATAGCGATGATGATACTATGAGTTACTTTGCTAAACTAGCACAAGAAGGTTAAACACTTCAGCTAGTTGCACTAAGGCCCCAGAGTTTTTCCTTTCTCTCTGGGGCCTTTTTGTATCTATTAACCTACAGAATATGTTTTGTCTGAGTTGTTTCTTCCAGCAGTAGCTTTAGTACCAACCACAGTTGTATTAGTACCATTCCTCTGTGCCATAGGATCAGTCTTTTTATTGTCATTGATTTGAACTATTTGCTGCATACGTTTCATTTCAGCATTATTCATTTCTTCGGCATTTAGTTCTTGTCCTGATGTTGGAACCTCTTGTGGAATAAGCTCACCTGTTTTCTTATTCAGACCTGCATAATCATATACAGCATCTGGAATAACAGAACTTACAGCCTTTTTAACCCAACCAAACCAGCCATCTGATTTAGATCCACCTGTTGGAAGTATAGATCTTAGTATTGGTTTAAAGAAAGCATCAATACTTGGCATAAGACTACCAATTACATCTTTTAATAATTTTTTACCTTTTGAAACCCATTCTTTAAATGTATCAACTGGTGCACTAATAAACTTGTACAATTCATCTAATATATTATTCCACCATTCAGAGAAACTAAATGAATCTAGCTTTGCTTCAAAGGCTTCAAAACCAAGAGCTCCTGCAATCCAAGATAATGCAGATTTACCAAGGTCTAAGATTTGGAATACAAGTCCATCAATAAGACCACCAAGAGCTCCTACTAAAGAGCCTAAAATCTTTTGAAAGATATTACCATTAACCTTTCCCCATGCGTCAAATGCTTCAAAGCCAGCATCAAATATACCAATAAGAATATTAATTGGAATAAGTAAACGACCAAGGATAGCACCAATTGGTTTGAAAGCATCAAAGAACGGTGTAAACGTATTGAATGTATTTCTAATTCCCTTAAATGGTTTAGTGATAGCATCTGTAATAGTAGCAATAATGCTCTTTGCTTTACCACCAGCCTCGTCTGTTAATAAAAAGAATTCTTTAAAGTATCCACTAATTTTACCAAAGACACTCGTTTCAGCTGCAAAAAGCGGACGAATTAAATCCATACCTTTATTAAATGAATCTGTAATAAAATTAAGTGGTCCTTTTAATGCATCAATTACTCGTTGAATAAGTGTACCCTCAACAAAAGTAGTTCTAATTAAACGAAGTCCATCAACAATTCCATCAGTAATCTTTGCAATTCTTCCAGTTACTCTTGTTTTTGCTGCATCAAATAAGTCATCTAGTCGGAGAAATTTTATAAGTCGTTCTCCTAAAAGTTTAGCTGTATCTCTTACTTTACCAAAGCCATTACCAATAACTCTAAAGAAAGCTCTTATTGGTCTTAAAGCAACATCATCTAATAGTTTCGCAACACCAGTAACATATCCTTTGACGAGACCAGCTAGTAGACCTGCAATTGCGCCAAGTCCAGCCATAATACCTAAACCACCAAGTAAACCTACTCCTCCTCCACCATCAGCGCCAGCATCTTTAATACCACGATCGACTGGCCCAGCATCTGGTTTAAGAGCATCTAGTTTCCTTAACATTTCTCGACGCATCTCTTCATCTAATAGAGAATTGCCTTTAAGTATCTCAACTAACTCCATAATTGAAGTAGTCATTTGAGTAATCTGAGGTTTGATCTCTAGAAGATGTCGCCTTGAATTCCGTGTATGGACTACAATCTCACCGTTTGATTCGGCTAGTTCTTCGAGTATGGGAGCTAATTCTGACATAACTTACTTCCTTGGTGCTGGTGTTTTACTTTTTTGAGTCATAGCTTCTTTGCCATAAAATGCTGCAACAATAGCAGCAACAGAGACAAAGTATACTGCAGCCATATCACCTAAAATGGTTGCAGCTTTATCTAAGCCAATAAGTGTTGCAATAATAACAAAGGCGGGATATAGTAACATACCAAACAAAGCAAACCATGCCATATTTCTTTGTGCATCTTGTTTCTTATCTTCATTTTCCATATCACTTCGCATATCTTCTAACTCAATCATTTTTTGCTCCATCATCATTTCATCATCACTTACAATACCATCACCATCTTTATCTAGATGAGCATATTTAGATCCAACTTCTAATTTTTTCGCGGCCATATCTATTTCCTTTGCTGCTGTTGCAACTTTATATTTTCTTCTTTAATATGTTCCAATAGGAGATGGACGTATATTTCCCTTTCCCACGGCACCATAGTTTCTAATTCAGTTAAAGAATACTTATGGTGTTGTACCATAGCAAAGTTAGTTTGGAAATGATTTTCCAGACTATCGTGAGAAAGGGCTAGCCGAAAAAACTTTGGATACCTTCGATATCAAAACTATTTTCGTGGCTACAATCACTTTTCGTACACGTAAACTCTACTGTCTTCTTTAACTTTGGCATAGCTTCAAACCATTCCTGCAGTTTATTAAACTGCTTCTGATTTAGATTTTCTATAAACTGATTAAGTTCCGCCTTTGTATTTTCTGACGCAGGATAAACATTTTCCGCATCGTAAATAGAATCAATTGAGGATACCAAAATATCGAAAATAAGATCAATTTCGGCTTCTGAAGTAGAATCATTCATATCCTTTACTGTAGGATACTTCATTGTAACACCAATAGTATCTGTAAGAGCAATAGTATTCTCTACAGTTTTTCCAATTGGCTCTAATTCATCCAAATTAATATTATAATCATTTGGCGTCTGACACTTTTCACAAGCAAATTTTAGTTTACTTGTTTCACCTACAGACTTAGTTCTCAGTTTTAGAAATACGTATTCTAAATCAAACATTGGATAGTTCATAATATTAATCTTATCAAACGTACAGCTTTGGATTACATCCCTCGTTGCACGAATAATTTGTTTTTGATCTTGTGATTCCATTGCAATCATTAAGATCTTTTCTTCTTTAACTAAGTACGGCCGATATTCAATCGTCTCACCAGTACTTGGCATTTTTAGTTCATACTTTGTTGCAGTATTTAGCTGTGGCAGGGCCATCATTCACTCCTTGTTATAATTAACCAAATAATTTATTAGCTGCAATTCCAACTAGCGTACCAGCTAGACTTGCAGAGTCAGACCAATCGTCATATGACATAGTAACATTTACTTTTGCTATAGCATTTTCTGATGCGTTTGATAATTCAATTGAAGAAATTGTTGTAGGAAACGCATTTTGTAATGTGCATGTATAAATTGGAATATTGTTTTTGTCTAATTGTTGTATAATTACATCTGAAACATAATCATCTCTATAATTGACTACACCTTTTTCAAAGTCAATAATAGAGTTAGCCCATGAATCAAATACTTCTTTAATATAATAGTCACCAGTAAGAAGAAAAGAAAAGTTTACATCTTCATTAAGATAACCATAAGTCTTTTTAACCATCTTCAATCTAGTTTGGTGGTCAGCAGTTGTAATTTGCCGGCCGGGTAAAGCGCATGACTCACATAGTAAAGAAATATCTCGTGGGTCATTAATAAGAGACATAGGATTAAATCCACCACCCGAAGCTATATTACTAATAATAGATCCAGGGTTAATAGAAATAAGAGGTAAGTTCATGTAAATAGCAAACCTATTAGCTGGTGCTATTCCACCTCGTTTACCAAGGGTAGATTTAATTGTATCAATACTTGCTGGTAATGCCATTAGCGGTACGCCTTCCTAGAATCAGCATAGACCTGAGTTGCTGTAGCTTTCTTAAACCTTTGTGTCGGCATAAATAAAGCAATTTCCCATTCAGGTGCTTCTACTTTCGAAATCCTTCCTTCAACATGCTTTGTAAGATAATGTTTAAAGCAAGGCTTAAAATATTTTAGCTTTCTTACAGATTGTAATAACCTATATCGAGCTCTAAATCTTGTGTTTTCATCGTATCTTTCATCAGACTTTGCAAGCCCATCAAACAATTTAGCTCTAAGTACTGGTGGTAAGTAATGCATATTCAAACCATAGAATCCACCAGGAGCTTTTTCAACCATAATAATCAAAGGGAACGTATCATAATATGGTAATGTTTCTTTATGCTTTGGATCATAAAAGAACATATACATATCGCCCATACGTGGACGCGCAACCCTTTGCAATGCTGAATCCCTTAATAGTTTTTGTCTATTAACTTGTCCAATATTTTTAAGTTTGTTTCTAAACCACTTTTGCGATTCATCTGAACGAGGTTGTACGCCTGCTCTGAATGCTTGTAGTTGTAACTTTTCAAAAAACGAATCTGCCATACCTTTATTTATACACTATCCCTTGAGGATTTTAATTCCTAATTGTTTCAAAGTATCTTCATGCCAAATAGCAAATCTATATCCACGAGCATCTGCCCATTTACTAGCTGCGTCCCATTTAGATTGATTTTTTACATAGGTCATTACCTCATTAAGATAACGCTTTGTTTTTCTAGACGGTTTTACTGGAGGCTGACACTGTTTCTTTGGTTTAATTTCTATTAGCCATTTTTGACCTACTGCATCTTTGAAATAAATATCAATGAAGTAACGATGCATGCGTTTATCTGTTCCACAACGATATGGGATAACATATTCTTCTGAACTCCATTCAGAAACATCTGATTTATTATCTAAGAATTTGAATACAGCTCTTTCCCAAGAAGATCTATATACAACTTTCTTGTGATCTCCCTTATATTTTGAGATATTTTTTACCTTGTAACGGCCTTTATAAGTCATATAAATAATCGTATAGTAATTCAATAAGGTTTATTAGAATCATGGCAAAATTTGTTTATCCTCGCAATTTAAGTGAAAAACATCCTGTGATGTGCAGGATAGGTATCTTTCAGCGATCTAATTCTTTAGTTGATGCAAATGTTAAAGATGCAGCAAAAGCAGTGGCTAATGTTGCTCAACAAACTGCATCAACTTCACCATTACATCAAATCTATTTATATACACCATCAGCCGTAACATTTGCTGATGGACTGGCTTATGAAAACATTGACTTTACAAATGCTGTAGGTTCTGCGTTAAGTGCAGCTCAACAAGCATCTGAAGGTAAAGACATAGGTCTTATCGATACACTTAAAGGTTACTTTGGAGCGTTGGCCGCTGATAAAGCTGGTTCAGGTACTACAGAAGCAAACCTTGCTGCAGTACTTGCAATTGGTAATGGGCAAACTAAAAACCCTCGAACACAAATGCTTTTTAAAGCTCCTGCTCTTAGACAGCTTTCTCTTACATGGAAATTTATGGCAAGTAACTCTGCTGAGTCTGCCATTATTGAGGCGATGATTAAGACATTACGAGCACATGCATATCCTGAACTTATTGCAGGTGGATCTACATTTGTATTCCCAGATATATTCAAAATCGATTTTGTTCAAAAAGGTGGAGGTAAAGCTAAACTAATTAATTTTGCAAACGCATATTGTACATCAGTATCGGTTAACTATGGAGCATCTGGTCCAGCTTTTTTCCCAGATGGTTCTCCAGTAGAAATTGATTTTACTATGAGTTTCCAAGAAACAGCTACTCAGGATAGAAAAACTATTATGGACGGAGGATTCTAATGAAATACTTTAGGTACTTTCCAGAGATTGAATATGATTTAGATGCCTCAGGCCAAAAAAGAATAATTGTTGATAGTTTCCGGTTTGCAAAAATTGTAACAAAATTTAAGGATGATATTACTTTTTATAGATTTTATGATATACCTGAAGGTGAAAGACCCGACCATACATCTATGAAACTATATGATACTCCAAATTATTATTGGACTTTCTTTGTAGCAAATCCAGAATTAAAAAGTATTGATGATTGGCCATTAAGTAATGCTGATCTAAATGATAAAATTAAACATGACTATAAAGGTAACATGATTAATATTTCTACCTTTGACTTTTTTAATAAATTTCAAAATGGTGAAACAGTAGCTGGTCTTATTTCAGGAGCATCAGCAGTTGTTGTAGGAAAAAATACTTCTCTTGGTTGGATTGAAGTTGGTGATATTACTGGTTCTTTTTCTGCGGGAGAGATTATTCAAGGACAAACATCTGGAGATACAGCAACTATTACAGGGTCAGTTGAAAAATTAAAAGCTACACACCACTATGAAAACGGTGATGGAGTTACAGTTCCACGTAATACAGCCGGAGCTGCTATTGTAACTAATTTGCAATATGAGCAAGCACTTAACGAAACAAGAAAAAGAATTAAAGTTATCAGGCCAGAAGCTGTTGACCGTGTAGTTAAACAATTTAGAAAAGTGATTAAAGAATAATGCCTTCTCAGCAATTAGTAACTCCAAATGATGTTGAAGTATCTAATGTTGTATTAAGTAATACTGCTGGTCTTTCTACCGATATTACAGACCTTGTAGTAGAATTTAATATTTACGAAGAACTTGGTCAGCCAATTTTGCTAGCTGATATGATGCTTATTGATGGTAGTGGTTTGTTATCTAACTTTCCAATTACAGGTCAAGAATTAATTACAGCTGATATTCAACGTGGTGATGTCATCCACGAAATTAAAATGCGTACATCAAAGGTAGTAAATTTAGATCGTGCGACTGATCTTACAATGTTTTATACCATAGAACTTGTAGAGGAAGCTTATTTCTATAATGTACTACAGCTTGTATCACAAGCGTATGAAGGCACGATTGATGAAATTGTTAACTCAATTATGGAAGACTATTTACATACAGAATTAAGATATGTAGAAAAATCTTCAGGTACTTATAAGTGTGTTATTCCTAATTGGAATCCATATAAAGCTATTAATTGGCTTATGCAACGTGCTGTAGATCAAAACAATGTTCCAATTGTATGCTATAACACATGGCGTAATGGATCATTCTTTACTTCTTTTGATACACTCTTTAAAGGAGAATCAAGAGAAACATTTAAGTATCATTCACAAAATAAAGAAAGTATCGAAGGACAAAACGATAACTTTGATCAAATTGCTCAGACTCCAGTTAATTTTGATATTGTAAACAGTGGAATTATTATTAATCAGATTCAAGGTGGAGCATTTGGGTCTACCTATATGAATGTTGATACTTCTAGAAAATTTGCTGTTGAGTTTGAATATAATGTTGAAGATTATTTTGACGATCAGCCTAGGCTACAAGAAAAACTTATATTGAATGAAAAAAATACTTTTGATGGTAAAAAAATTAATGAGTATAAAGACACAATTAAGAGCATAAGTTTTACGAGTGGAGGTAATTTCGGTGAAGCCCATTCAAACTATAATAGTCTTACTAATAATATTTTGCCTTTTGCAAATAACTATAATAGAATGCTTTCAAGCTTTAAATATGAAATACAAGTTCCTGGACGTTTTGATATTGAGGTAGGATCTATTGTAGAGTTAGAGTTTACAAAGACTCAGTTGCATGATAAGAAGCAACCAGAACAAATTATAGATAAAAAAAGAAGTGGAAGACATTTAGTTACTAAGTGTCGCCACATGATTCAAGCAAAAGGTGATTACAATTTGGTACTTGAAGTAGTAAGTGATGGACTTGGAGAAGAATATAATGCAAAATAGTATGATATGGTTTGTTGGTGTAGTTGAAGATCGTATGGATCCAGATAGTATGGGTCGTCTTCGTGTTCGTATATATGGCGATCATGATCCTGATAAAACTAAAATTCCTACAGAATCTTTACCTTGGTCTCAAGTTATGATGCCAGTTACATCAGCAGCTTGTGCAGGTATTGGTGAAAGTGCTACTGGTATTGTTGAAGGATCTTGGGTTGTAGGATTCTATATGGATGGCGAATCTAAACAGCAACCTATGGTTATGGGTACTGTTGTAGGAGAAGCTGGCCCTAGTGGTTTACCTCAATCCGGATTTGCTGATCCTCTTGGTATTAATCCTCGTAGATTAGAAGGACCTGATACTCCATATAACGCTATTGGAGAAGAATACGATGATACTTATTCTGCACGAAATAGAGTTAATTTAAGAAAAGAAAAAATTGAAACTGCTATACCAGATAAATTAACAAGCGTAGTACAAGACGAACCTGATGCTTATTATGAACGTGGTACTTGGGATATGCCTAAACCATTTAATGACGCTGTTCCAAGGTACCCATATAATAAAGTTCATGAAACTGAAGGTGGCCATGTTTTAGAAATTGATGACACACCTGGTAATGAACGTATTAGCACATACCACACTTCTGGTACAAATGAAGAGTATCAAGCAAATGGTAATAAAACAATTACTATTGTAGGCTCTAACTATAAAGCTGTTTACGGATCTGACAACATTTATATTATGGGTGATGCAAATATTACAATTGATGGGAACCTAAGACAATTTGTAAAAGGTAACTATCATCTTGAAGTAAGTGGAAATAAAACAGAATTAATTCGTGGATCAAGACAAAGTAAGATTGGTAATTCAGAGCATTTAGAAATTGCTCAAGACTTTGCAAGTAATGCACAAGGAAATTATGTACAAAGAGTTGGTGGTGATGAGACAAGAATTATTGATGGATTAAGAAATACTACAGTAGGTAAAACAGAAGATCTTACAGTATCAGGCGAAACAAGTATTACAACTATGGATAAGTTAAATGTATTTGCACAAAAAGATTATTCAACTACTACTGTTGGTAAGTTAACTATTACATCAAAAGGTGATATAAAATTAGAAACACCAGCAAATATGAATACTACTGTAACAACAAATGTTACGAATACTATTGGTGGCACATTAACCGATTCAGTCACGGGTGTTGTAACTGAAAATTATAGTGATGCTCAAAATACAACAGCCGGTGGTGATATTACTATCAGCGGTGGTCCTAACATTAACTTGAACTAAGAGGTAAAGATGCCAGGAATAACAAGAGTGGGAACAGATAGTCATGTAGGTCACGCAAGTCCTACACCTAGCCCATTCCATCAAACATCATATGCATCTGGTTCTCCTGATGTAATTGTTAATGGAGCATCAGCAGTTCGTATTGGTGATTCAACTGGTTGTGGAGACCCTGCAGTTGGTGGTAGTGGTACAGTAAAAGTAAATGGAATTGGTGTTCATAGAATAGGAGACGGTACCGGAGGTCATGGGTCATGGGTACCTAATGCATCTGCTGGTGGTTCTTCTAACGTGATCGCAGGAGGTTAGTATGTTAAAGTGTGGAAGTAATGCTGCCCTTGATGGGATCATGGGTAAAGTTGATGAGATCAAAGGTAAACTTGCCGAAGGCATGTCAGCCCTCAGTGATCTTGAATCTAAAGCCAATGAAGCCTTGGCCGAGTTACAAGCAGCTCTTCCTGAAATTCCAACAGGGGATTCTTTACAAGCTGATTTGGCTGGTCTTATAACACAAATGCAAACTGATGCAGCAGGTGCTATTGCTGCGTTCAAAGAAAAATATGGTGAGGCTTTACCTGAAGGAGAGATACAAGGATATATTGATCAATTAAATGCTGTAATATCAGACCCATTATCACTTGCTTCATTTGATCCTTGTAAAGCATTTCCCAATAAAGAAATAGATACTGCAACAAATGAAGTTATTGTTAAAGCTAAAGAAATTGAAGTACCAAATGTTCAACCACCAAAAATAGTAGAATATAAACCAGCCGAAGCTCCTACAACAGTAAAATACGAATCAAAAATTACTGATAATATGAAAGCAAATACGGCTGCTAGACAAAAAGCGCTTGATGATCAAGAAGCTTATTTCAAACCTATTAGAAATGCTCATAAAGAAAAAGCAACAGAAATTAAATCAAGACCACTTTATGGAGAGCTTAATGCTAAAGCCAAAGCTGCTGGTAAGAAAAGAAAACAAATGAAAGAAGAAGGACTACTTACAGAAGCAGAAGTTATAATTGTAGATGATATTCATGAGTGGATGGAAGGAAGAAAAGTAATTAAAGCACGAGATGGTCTAATGGCCCGGCAGTTATTTGCATACTACTTAACACTAACTGGTGAAATGCCACAAGATGTGTATGATACGGATGCTAATACTCCTGGAACTTATTTACAAGGTGGTAAAAATAATGCTATTCCAGCTGGTGATATTGCTAAGTTTAATGAAATTTCAGCTGAGGTTGCAGTAACAAAAGCTGGTGCAATAGAATGGAAAGCATACCAAGATGAACTAGCCAGTTCCGATGGCGTGGACTAGCCAGTTCGACTAGCTAACTTGTATAAATATAACTGTATTAATTAATTATGTAGAAAGGCTTTGAAATGACAAGCGAACAAATTAGAGAAATGATGGTTTTATCTTTAAAGAACCATGCTAAGGGACATATCGATAAGCATATCGCTAATGTTGAAATTTATTTACATAATCCAGCCGGTATTGGTGAACACTCAGATATCGTAGAGAGTGTGGAAAAAGAATTAATGGAAGTCGCAAAATACGATGACGTCCTAGAAATGATAGAAAAATATATTGAGTAGATAAATGGCAAGAACGCAAACTAAAACAGACTCATCTGGTAAGGCTATTATTACAAGTCGATCAGTCTTATACACTGATTTTGATTTTGCGTTTTTGCGTCATCCTAATACTCACGACATTACTATTGTAAAAGATATTGACGCTGTAAAACAATCAGTAAAAAATTTAATTCAAACAGCGCGTGGTGAAAGACCATTTAATCCTACTTTAGGATCTAATGTTAGAGCTCTGTTATTTGAACCAGCAGATGATTTTACAGAGTTTGATTTACAAGAAGAAATAGAATCAACAATCAAAAACCATGAACCAAGAGTAGTTTTAACTAATGTAGATGTAACCTTGGAACCGGACAATAATAGATTTAAGGTTTCAATAGAATTCCAAATGGTAACATCTTTAGCTTCAGCTACTAGTGAATTTTATTTAGAGAGAATTAGGTAGGAAAAAAATGGCTATTACAGTTTCAAAGGAGAGACTTAATGTTACAGAAATGGACTTTGATCAAATCAAATCCAATCTTAAAACATTTTTACAATCTCAAACTCAATTGGCAGACTACGATTATGAAGGATCGGCGATCAGCACTATTATTGATGTGCTTGCTTATAATACTTTCTATAACGCATTTAATGCTAATC